CTAGCAGTAATTCCATCACCACCTGTTAAACTTTGTACTACATTACTAAGGTTTACAGAAACTAAATGTTGTACTTCTATTGCAGTTCCGTTAGGTACGTTAGTATCAAATGTTAAAGTTGTACCAGATACTGTATAAGAATCGTGTAATTGATATACACCATCAAAATATACTGATAATTCATTTTCACTACTAGCAGAATTACTTAATGTATATGCTGCTGTGCTTCCGTTACCAGTAAATGTATCTATTGCTATCGTATTAGCACCTGCTGTTGCTGCTATTGTTAATGTATCAGTAGAAGCATCAGTTGTTAAAGTTACGTTAGATCCTGCTGCAATATTTAAAGTATCATTTGTACCATCAGCTGCTATTGTTGATTGACCTGATACTGCTATATTACCAAAAGCATTATCACCTACTGCTGTATTTGTAATTGTAATTGCTCCATCTGCATTTGTAATTGTTATTCCTGTTCCTGCAGTTAATAGTGCATTTTCAAAATAACTATTAGTTGCATCGTATATCAATAAATTACCAGCAGCTGCGCTTGTAATATTAACGTCTGTTAAATTATTTAACCCTGAATCTAAACTAAACGTTGTACCTGCTAAAGCTAAACCAGTACCAGCTGAATAAGTTGTGTTTGTATCAGTTGCTGCAAATGTTATAGTGTCTGTTGAATCATTCGTAGTTATTGTTACATTACTTCCTGCTGCTAAAGTAAGCGTATCAGTAGCGCTATCTGCTACAACATCATTTTGACCAGAAACTGCTATTGTTTTAAAACTATCTGTTTGTGAATCTGACGCATCTATCGTTATAGCACCGTCAGCGTTTGTAATAGTAATATTTGTACCAGCTGTTAATGCAGCATTTTCAAATATTGAATTAGTATTATCATAAATTAATAATTGACCTGCCGATGGTGATGTTAATGTTACATCACTTAAATTGTTTAATCCTGCGTCTAAACTAAATGTAGTTCCAGATAATGATAAACCTGTACCTGCGCTATACGTAGTGTTAGTGTCTGTAGCAGCAATAGTAAAGCTAGGATATGTACCTGTTATAGTTACGTTACTACCTGCGCTTAATGCTACTGTCTGATCTGGACTATCGTTAGTAATTGTAAAATTAGGATAAGTTCCAGAAGTTGATATTCCAGTACCACCTGTTAAAGCTACAGTTTGATCTGGACTTGTGTTAGCTAAAGTAAGCGTTCCGTTTACATCATCATAAGTACTGCTTATTCCAGTTCCAGCTACTACTAAATTAGCAACTCTATCGTCAACACGCTCAGCGGTGTAATAAAGATTTGTGCCTTCGCTTAAATCACCAGTATCTTTTGTACCAAAAGCTGTGTCAAAACGAGCAGTTGTGTAATAAAGATTACTCGCCCCTTCACTTACTGAATCAGTATCAAAACTAATATTTGCACTACCATCAAACGATACTCCGTTTATTGTTCTGGCAGTTGATAAAGTATCTGCAGTTGATGCGGCAATTCCTAAGCTATCTACATATGTTTTAGTAATATGTGCTTGTACTTCACTAGAACTTGGTCCAGTATAGGAAATAACTCCTGTAGAACTATCGTAAGATAAAGATCCATCGCCACCATTGTCTACAGCACTAATTAATGCTCTTACATCAGCGTTTGAAGGTCCAGTATAAGTAAAGACACCTGTTGTATTATCGTAGCTAAAACTCCCTAGTCCGCCTGCATCTGTCGCAGATAAGTCGGTTAAACCAATACCTGCCCCAGAGTTTGCTATTGTAAAACTTGGATAAGTACCAGTTACTGTTATACCTGTACCAGCAGTTAAACTTACTGTTTGGTCAGGTTGTGTGTTTGTTATTGTAAATGATGGGTATGTACCGCTTGTTGAAATACCAGTACCTGCTGATAGTGATACTGTTTGATCAGGACTAGTATTTGCTATTGTTAATGTTCCATTTGCATCGTCATACGTTTTACTAATACCTGTGCCTGCTACTACTAATGTGTTTACTTGATCATCTACTCTTTCTGCAGTGTAATATTGATTTGAACCTTCTGTAATATTATCAGTAGTCAAACTTATGTTTGCAGTACCATCAAAACTTACACCTGCTATAGTTCTTGCTGTTTCTAAGGCAGTTGCTGTAGAAGCGTTACCAGTTAAATCACCAGTGACATTTCCAGTTACATTACCTGTTATATTACCTGTAACATTACCAGTAACATTTCCTGTCAAATCTCCTGTAACGTTTCCAGTCAGAGGTCCACTAAAAGCATTTGCAGTAATCGTTCCTGTTGCAGTTAGCGCACCACCTGTGTTCATACTAAGACCAGTAGTATTACCAGCACCGTCTGTTATAGATTGTAAGGCTGTATCTAATGTGCCATTGTCACCTACTTTTAACAGCGATGTATAAGTACTACTTATTGAATTTCCAGTTAATGCTGCCATCTTTCTTTAATTTATTGTTTATATACTTTTTTAATTTTACTATATTTTTATCTTTTATTTTATATCTGTTTTTCATAATACCCAACTATTAAATAAATTATCTTTGTCTGGGTAAACATCATCATTAGAGTTTTGATTATACTCTGGAAATAAATTGTTATTAAAACTTAAATAATCAATCATCCTTCTTATATAATACTCTGCAAACTCTCTTTCTTTATTTACTAGATAATCTACCTCGTTTTTTGTTACACTTTCTGCATTTTCGCTTATATGTTTAAATACTCCTGCATTTTTTACTTGATATGCTGCAAATGGTAAATAGTCCATCATAGCAAAATGTATTAAAGCAGGTTGTACATAACTATTAACTAATGTTAAATAATTAGGGTTATCTACTGCTGTTAATGTACCTGCATTTATTAATGCAATAATTTTATTATATAATTTTGTACCTAAGAAATTTTGTATATGTATTTCTTGTGCAATTTTTATATAAGGCAATAATTTATCTACATCAACATTACCATCTAATATTGTATTCTTTTTTAATGTACTTACTTTTATAAATAATACCTGTGCCATTCTTAAAATGCTTTACCTTTCGGTGTTGTAAAATCTTTTTTCTTTTTAAATCCTCTATTCTTCATATCTCTAGGTCTTTTAGCTACCTTAGCATCGTTTGTTTCAGGTGTAAAACCTTCTCTCTTTGCTTCACTAACACTTGACTTAGATCTAGGGTTTTTTACATCTGGCGTAACAGTTTTACTCATATACACCTTACGTTCCCAATAATGCCTACAAGATCCACCACCTTTATATAACCATATATCATATGTATCTGCACCACCTTCACCCCAACCTGGATTAACAGATTTAGAACTCATAGCTAATATATCTTCTTTACGATATAGTTTTTTCGCAGATACCATTTTATCACAAAACTCTCTACTATTACCATCAGATTTTAATGGTGCATATTGATATCTAACTTTAAATTTAAACCCTTTATCGTTTTCACCATCTTGATTACTTTTAGCATTTGGTTTTGCACTACCTGTACTTGCTAATTCTAGTTTTTCATTTAACTCATCATCTTTTTCGTAATCAACAGGTGCTGATTCAACTAATTCCCAGTTATCTAAATCTTCATCTTCACCTAAACTTATAAAGTCATCTAATTCTGTTTTTTCTACAGACAATGATTCTTTCTTTTCTAAATCTACCCCTGTTTCTTCTTCTCTAGTTTCATCATCTACCACATTACCTTCTAAGTCAGTAAACTCTAATGGTTGAAGTGTTTTAAAGTATAAATTAAGTGATACATTGTTAAATGCTAATATTTTATCTAATGCATCTAATATATATTCTTGTTGTACTCTAATAACCATATTGTCAAATAGAATACTAGCTTGTTTTAATTCATCAGCGTTAGATCCTAGACCATTATTTTGTGTTCTAATACCTAATAGTAAAGGTGATGATAATCTGTGTCCTACAAGTATTTTATTAGTTGCTTCGTCACTTAAAAATTGATATTGATTATGTGCGTCAGATAATTGTACTGGATCTATAGTAGCTGCACTTTCTGAATTATCATTAAATGCTAATATAAATTTACCTGCATTACTACTACCACTAAACTTATCATATATTCTTCTTTCTATTAACTCTCTAGATTCTTCATCAGGCGTACCATTGTTAAAGTTAATTAACATACTAGGCGCCATACCGTTTTGTATATTGTTAATGTGATAGTTAGCTACTTCTGCTTCTAGTTCACAATATGGTAAAGCTCCTTGATATGTAACTGGTGTGTAATAAAAATATCCTGCTCTATAAGGTTTTATACATAATATTTCTATTGCATTGTTACCTGTGCCATATGCTGGTATTCTAGTAAGTTTATCTCTGTTTGTGTATTTGCTCCAATCGTGAAAATAATAATAACCTTTTATATCACCTTTTCTATCTGCTTTTTCAGCTCTTAGTGTTTGTACTGGAAAATGCTCTACTTTTACTATTTTGCTTCTATCTACATTATAATATACTTGAAGTGTAGCTTGTCCTAATAAATAAAAATCAGAACATATCTTTTTAATATCTTCTTTTTTAAATAATGTTACTGCTTCTGCATATTCCATAGGTTTTTTATCGCTGTTAGTTGCGTTTAAACCTTTACCATATATCATTTCTGTAATACCATTAATAATTGCATTATTTGTAGGACTACCTTGATACTGGTCTATTAAATATTGATAATAGTTATTATCTTCTCCATAACTAACAAAGTCTTTATTTTTTTCCTCTGTTATTTTAGGAGCTGTATATGTGCTTAAATTTACTACTCTAATATTACTCATTAGCTTATTATTATATAGTCATCGTCTGGATAACTTGTTGTTTCTGTGTATTCTCCACTATTAATTGTATAATAGTTATTGTCTGCTTGATTGATAGTTTGATCAGTACAAAATATTTTATCTAAATAAATGCTTTCTTCAGATGAAACTATACTTTCCCAATTATCACTTGCTGCTTCCCATTGTACGTTATATGTGTTCCACAGCGCACCAATACCTTCTATAATATTTAAATCATAAAACCTACCTTCTATTAAACTAAAGGCGTGTGATATAGATGCATTATCATTACTTCTTGTTAATGTAACGTTTTCAGTTCTTGTTGTCGTGTTAGTACTAGTATCTCTAATTGACAAAATAATTTCTGTAGGATATGATCTCGGTACAAAAGTTAAAGTTTGCGCTGAAGTACTAGTTGTTAAAATCTTCATACATATATAATAAAAAAAAATATATTTTTTATATAATAAAAAAGGGAAGTTAAAAACTCCCCTTTAAAAACACACAAAAACAAAAAACTGTTATGAAGTTGGATTTATTTGTGTACTACTTTTCAACGCAGTAACTACCGATCCTGTTATAAATAACGGTGGTATAACTTCTGTTGCTGTAAACGTTAAAGTAAATCCACTTAAATCAGAATATGCTGCTCCACTTACAATAGTACCTGCTGTAACTTCAGCTCCTTGATGGAAACCTACCATTAAATAGTTAGCAGTGCTATCAGTGTCAGGATCTACTGAAGAACCTGTAACTCTATTGTTATCTTCTACTACTATGTGAGGTCTTGCCGCTGCTAGAAGTTTAATTTCTTCTTGTGTAGCTACGTCTAGATGTGTAAATGTTAATTCTAGTGTTGTTTCATATACAGTTGTACCTGTATCTCTAGAACTTATAATATTTGTTGTTAAAGAACTAGTGGCACCTTTTAAATCGTACTCAAAAAATGAAGGTGTTCCTGATAAAGCTGAAATATTACCTGAAGCTATTGTTGCAGTACCTAAAGTACCATAATCTGCAAAATATACTCTGCTTAATCCACCTACCGATTCTTTACAAGGTAACTGTCTTCCTGTTGTTAATGCACAAGCCATAATTTATTTTATTTTAAAAAAAAAGGGTGGTAGTCTATGCCACCTACCCTTTTTATGTTATACAATTATTTTTAATTACGCTGTAGCGTATAATACAATATCACCACCAATTGCGTGCTGAATACCTGCTGTAAATCTCATTACAACTCTTACGTTTTGAGATCCATCTAGGTCTGCCATATCAATTACCTTAACTTCGTTTTGGTCTGACATAAGTCCAGTTCCAAAAAATAGGTTACTTGCTTGAGCAGCTACTGCATCGTTATCTGATAAACCAGGAGCGTTTACTACCTTAATTCCATCAAACGATAATGCATTACCCATATTGTACCATTGAGTACCTTGAGCGTTTGTACCTGCAGCACCTAATCCTGATGCACCAAATCCACCTAATGCTCTAATATAGTTTCTGTACATATTAGATGGTAAGTAGATAGTTAAATCTTCTGCACCATATACAGCAGTTGGAATAGCGTCAGCAATTTTACCTAATTCTTCGATAATATTCGCAGAAGTAGAAGCTGTACCTGTTACATCATTTACATCACCATCTGCACCTAAAGTTGTGATGAAACCATCAAACTCACCAGCATTTGCGTTAGTACCTGTCCAAATGTTTTGTTCCATTTTTTGAGCTACTTTATCTGCTACGTGAGCAATTAAAAAGTCACTGAATTTAGGAGGTAAGTTGTCAAATGCAGAATATCCCATTTGTACTGCTTCCCAGTCAGATCTAAAGTCTTTTTTACATAACTCTAAGTTTACTTGAAATTCTTCTGGTGTTAGAATTCTTTCAGTAAGTGTTAAAGTTGAAGTATCTGTAAAGTCACAAGTTGCATCTTTAACGATTGCATCAGTTGCCACTTTTTTCATTACTTGTTTATACTTAACATTAGGTACAATAGAAATGTTACCCTCTGCTAATGTTTTACCAGATAGTAGAGCAGCCGAAATATACTTCCCTGCAAATTCTCCAGCATATGTAGTTGTTATTGAAGTTGTTGTTGCCATTATTTAATTAATTATTATTAGAAATTGCTTGTAATACTCTACCATAAGTAGTGTTTTGATTCGAGTTAACTGCAAACCTTGCACCTAATTTTTCTTCTACGTTTTCAGGTGAATGTTTGATGCCTTCTGCAGCAGGTTTAGATAATTCTTCTTGCTGTTCTGACATTTCCTCTTTTTCCTCTCCGTGTCCCATTTTATCAATAAGATTTTTAAGAGATTCTTTTACTTCTTCAACAGATTCTGCTAAAGCTGTAAGTTCTTCTTTAGTAGCATAGTTCATTTCTTCTTTTTCTTCCTGAACTGGTGCTTCCTCTAAGTTAGTATCTTCAGATGCAGTTTCCTGCACTTCTTCTACTACTTCTTCTGAATTTTTGATATCTTCTATCATACCTTCTGTTTTAACGATTAATACTTGATTGTCCGAAAGTTCATACTCACCTACTGGTAAGGGAACATTTTCATCTTCTGTTTTAATAAACACTTCTTGTCCTGCTTCAAACTTGTCGGCAGTCAATACAGCGCCATTCTCCAGAGTTATTTCTTCTAAAGAAATTTGTTCTAGTTGCACATCAAGATTACTAGGATCAACTCCAAGTAAGGTCTTGACCTTTGATAATATTTCTGTAGCATTCATAATAATATAATGAATACCACATATTTTTTTATATTTTGTATTGAACTTTTTTTAAATACGACCTATTCCTTGCGCTTGTATTGAACCATCACAGCATTTTATACTATAAGTATTATCTTCGCATAAACAAGCTCTCCTAGAGCTTCTAGGTGACGTTCTACTAGGAGTTTTGTAGTGTTTATCTTTTTTAGGCATATTTACAAATACAATAATCGCAATTACACATATTTATCTTTTTATAGGTACGCAGTTTGGTACTTTTCTACCGTTTTTCATTTTAGTACCGATCATTTCGTATCCTGGTTGACACGGTTTCTTTAATTCTTCTTCGCTATGTTGCTCACAAGGCATAAACCACTCTTTACCTTCTACTTCGTGTACGTGGTAACCTTCGCAGCCTAAGTCTTTCGCCATTTCTTCAGCTTTTTCCCTACTAGAGTAAGCAAGACGGTCATCAATAATAGCATATTCTTCGTTAATTATTTCTGTGTATAAATTTAGTTGTTTAATTTTACTTTCTGCCCAACTTTTAGCAGACTTACCACCCCATAATAGGTAACTTATTGTACCACAAGCAGTTGTATCACTAGGATCATAATATTCTTCTGCTCTAGATAAATAACTATACATTCTTTTAATTGTAGATGTACTTATTTTCTCTTTTTTTGCTAATTGTTGCGCTCTTATCTTACCTACATCGGTTGCACACTTATTATTTACCTTTTCGTTAAGTTCTATACCTCTTTTTGCATTATTTGCAACAGAATCAGGGTAATCGTTATAACTTTCTAGTGTAACTTGTACGCCATTAACAATATCTTTAATATTTGCTAGTAAATACTCTGCTTCTTTTGTTTCTATAGCACTTAATTCATCTTTTTTATAATCTGACTTGTTTTGGAAGTAGCCTTCTATAGAAAAACCTTTAACAGCACCTGTTTTTACAAATTCCTGCCATACTTTATCAGAATTTACCTTTACAGAACCTACCCAAGTACCAACAGGGTATTTTAAACCATAAAAAGCAGTTTTATCTTTATTCTGATCTTCTACTATCCAACTTTCTACTAAACTTAGACCTTTTAATTGCATTTGGTGTTCTAGTGTAGCATTATTTTGGTTGCCTTCCATTAAATATAGTTCACTAGCTTTGCGAACTGTATCTTTGCTAAAATATATATAATATTCGCCATCTTCATTAACTCTAAGTATAGGTTTGTTAGGTATTAGTAACGCACCTAGCAATATTCTTTTTTCATCATCTACTTGCGCTAATTTATATTCTACATCAGCATTAAGTGTAATAAAATCTTCTTCTATTGCTGGTTTCTCTACTATTGATATAGCTTCAATACCTGAATACTCTTGTTCTTCGTCTAAAATAAGTTCTACTATCTTCATAATTATATAATATATTTATTTATGTTTTTTTTATATTCCGCTTTCACTAATTATATTTCTATCTAATTGTTGTGCTGTAGTTACATCACTTGACACTACATATGCTTTTACAGG